CTAAGCCAATGCAAAATATTAGCGACCAAGCCGCCGATTGCAGCACTGGCACCGCCGACCAACATCAAAGTTTTCCACCCACCTTTGGCTTCTGACAGGGTATCTTTGATCTCCCCAAGACAGGCTTTAATCTGCTTCATGTCCGCTACCATCTTATCCATATCAGCCTGCAAATGTTTTATTTCCGCAGTATGGGTAGCAAGTTCGCGTTCTGTAGAAGTGTTTTTTCTCATGTCAGCAATTCCATGCACGAAGACTTTTATTGATACGGCTGTTCGGGTCTTTGGCCGTTTTCGCTGAAGTCAGCTTCTTCTTCATACCCGTCATCCTCGCGCAGAAAGAATCGCGCCGGGAGCCGCCTTCTGGTTGGGGCCGCTTCAAGCCGGGCTTTCCGGGATTGGCTGCGTTGTAAGAAGCCCTCCCCTTCGCGTTCAGACCACCTTTCGGATTCTTGCCTTCTGCTCTTTGCCATGCTGGTGACTTAGCCATTATGCGGCTTCCTTATTTTCCTCTATCGGTTTTAACATGGGGTAGAGGATATCTTCCCCGAAATTGCCTTCGTATTCCGTTGCCCCGAGGTGGCCGATTTTGATTGTGGGGTCGATCCAGACTTCAAACCCTTGCTCGCGGGCGCGGTCGCACAAGAGGTAGTCTTCTCCGATGTAACCTTCTGGGGTTGACTTAAAATCAAAAATAGAATGAAGATGTTTGTCGGCAGAGGCGTCATAGTATCTCCACTCAGGATGTTTATCCCGCAGAGTCTCAAGCACCTGACGCTGGATCATCATAAACCCGGTACCTACACGCTTTGCCCTAACCAGACCCATACGATCCATAGCAATGCAACCATCTGCGTCTTGGTCAAGCATGGAGTAGTAAGTGGTTTGCTTTTTACGTGCGCAGGCTATACCGGCAACAATGTTTTTTTCGGACGACCAAGCTAACAGACGCAAAATATCATCCGGAGAAATAGTCATATCCGAATCAATAAAAAGCATGTCCGTGCAGTCGGTGTCGAAAAAATTACCTACCAAAAGGTTACGTGCGCGGGAAACAACAGAACAGCCGCAGATGGTTTCAAGAGTCATCTCAATCCCATACTGATCGGCCATTCTGCCAAATTTAATCAGAGTTCCCGCAAGTTTTACCGAAACCTTAAAGTCGTACGATGGTATAGCGATAAAAAGTTTGCGCCCAGCCAAATCATATGACTTTTCGTTTTGCACGAATCACCCGTAGAAGATTGTGGCGGAACCCAATGATGTAACAGCCCCATACGGCGAAGTCTGGACAAGCAAACCTTCACCCGGCATCAAGAGATAGGTAGGTTGAGTAGCCGACGCAACAGTATTGATTGTCGCAATTACCGAACCACTCGACCCGCCATCTTTAATGACAAGGGAACCCGCAGTACCAGTTGGCACAACATAGATCGACTTAATACGGCACCGACCTATGTTGTTGGTATTTTGCGCAGTAAATTGCCCAGACGTCGTAAGGGGAACACTCGCTAGAACATCAGTCTGCATAGCAGCCCCCTACTTAGCTTTGCGTCGTGTTAGGATACGCCGAACCGTCCGAGTTACGCACAACATATCCAATCACAATCGTACCTGCGCCGGTCGTAGCGCTTGCCAAAGTATAAGTGACAATCGCATCCGTAGAACCGACGTTGGCAATCAAGCCTGCGGCGGTCGTGCTGGCCGCACCCAATGTCATGCTCGTTACGCCGGGGGTAGTGGTCGGCAGGGTCAACGTGTTGGTGATGTCCGTCGCGCCAATCGACAATTTCAGAGTACCGGCACCATAAAGCGTAGTGCAATTAAACTGAATCGAAGTAATCATAGCGCCAGCAGGGAGGGCAAACGCAGTAGCCGCAGTACCGGTAGTAGTGATAGCAGCGGTTTGAGAAACAATCGTAGCACCCGTATTGCGGATGGTACCTGCGGTGCTGCCAGTCGTGTTTTTGACGGTGCCCAGAAGCCAAGGGCCAAGATGAGTTGCAAAACCCATAATTTTCTCCTAGTTAAAGTTGCCGTTTAAATCGTCTAGTGTAGCCTGCTAGGTCAGTCGATTTACTCGGGTGAAACGGGTGGGGCGTTTAAACCCCACCCTTGAAGCATACTACTTATTACGACGAACCGCTAGAACCCCAGATGCCCAACGGGTCGCTCCAACCGAAGCTGTAACGCTCGCGGCTCTTGTAGCGAACGTTTCCGGTGTCGAAATCACCGTCCATTGAATTTTGCAGCGGAGTACGGACAAAGTGCTTCAGACCGTTCGGCACGTCGGTGATCAAGAACCAGCCGTTGGTATCCGTCAGGAAGTGGTTAACGCGGTAACCTTCCGGAATCGAACCCATCGTCTTAATCGCGTTCACGTCATTGTCCGTCGTACCGACACGCAGTTCCGTCTCAAGGAGGCGGGTAGCCACGAACATCAGGTTCGGCGGGACAATCAGTTTACGCGGTTTGGCCGCGATCAGCAGACCACGCTCGTCCGTCCAAGCTGCAATCTGAATTACCGCCGCCTCAAGGGAGGTTTCGTTCAGGTCAACTTGGGTAGACGGAGTGTTGCTGTTGGTGCCGCCCGAAACCAGCGGGTGACTAGCATTGCACAGCGAAACGCCGTCGCCGCCGTTGTAACCCGAGGCTTGGAAGGCATTGTTGAGAACCGAAGCCCCCTTGACTTGCTTCGTATACGCCATAGCACGGGCCAGAGCCTTCGTATAGCGGGACGAGAGCGAGTCATACAGGTTGTCCTCAATCGCCTCTTCAGTGATCGAGAAGCCTTGAGCGATGGTCTCGTGGTTATAACGAGCAGTCCAAGCTTCTTGCGCGTTGTCATACGCAATGGCCTGACCTTCGTTTTTCACCGGAGCCGCGCTAAAGCCTGACAGCTTGGTTTCTTCTTCAAAAGAACGCTCAGAAGTCTCAGTTTCGTAGATTTCTTTGTGTTCTTCACCATAACGAGCATACTCCATGCCAAACAATGCGTTCAGGCCGGGGAGAAGCTCTTTCAGTAGTTGCGCACGAGAAATAGCCATGTTTTATCCCCTATTAAACGCCAGTGGCGTTGTCGTATTGGTGCATACCAAAGTTCCATTTCACGATAACTTCCGTGTAGGAACCAGCCGCGTTAACGGTTTCCGGCACCACATCAATAATACGAATCGGCAGAGTATTGGTCGTCGCCGTAGTAGCCGAAACCGCAACCGCCGAATCACCCGTGGTAGTCGAACCCGTGTTTTGCACCAGCGCGGTATTCAAACCAACCGCAGCCCGGGTAACCCCACTCATAGTCGTACCAGACGAAACAACCGCAACTTTCATCAGGATCAGATTGTCATCAGCGACATACGCTTGAATGTCGGAAGCAACCGTGCCCGCCGGGAAATACTGGGCATTGATTTTCTGATTCGTGCTGGGGTTGGTGTAGGTGCAACCAAGAAACACACCGACCGGGGTAGCCGCGCTCGTACCGGTATCTTTCGTCGCATTGCCCGAAGCGTTCAGTTTGACGACATCGCCATAAAAAATGGAGGTGCCTTCACCACTGCCAATCGGAATCAGACGAGTAGAACCGGAGAACACACGACCGCCGATCAGGTTGATAGTACGCAGCCCATAGGGTGCGCTAACCGTCGGATAAGCCATATTTAAACTCCTAAATTATTTAGAACCACGACCAAACGATACACCGGACTTTTTATCACTAAAGAGGGGCATCCGTTCATCGTTGGCCTTCATAAAACTATTGTCAACGGCTTCCATTTGAGACGATGCCTGCCGCCCATAATAGGCTTCACGCTGTTTAATCATCTCAATAGGGCATTTGCACAATAGCAGCCCGCCGACCTCAATATTGCCTTTAAAACGACTCTGAGGATCGACATAAAGTTGCATTTCCGGATGATCTTCGGCCTTTACAGGCACCCAACCTTCACGGAATTTTGCGGAAGTATTCGTAGGGTCAACTTTCCCCATGATTGCTGTCCGTATCCACCTGAACCCATACCCAGCTTCCGGTTTCGGATCGGGCAAGAGTTGAGCGGGTGTCCACTGTTGATTGCGTTGCGCTACTTCGCGATTTTCTAGCTCACGAGCGTTACGATTTTGTATTTCAGCCATTATCTAGTCTCCAGTTTCATCAGTTCTTTTGCATATGCTTCGTTAGTCAAACCAAGTTTTTTAGCCAGAGCCACCTGAGTTGTAGTCAAGCGGATTTGCCTTGGCGCAGTAGACCGTGTTACTGGAGCTACATTGGCACTTTTGCGCGGGGTTCTAGTCTCAGAGTTTTTGGTCTCCGACTCAACTTCCCGTGTTTGAGATTGCTCTTCCCCGAAATATTCAGGAAACCGCTTTCTCATTGTTGCATCGACACGCTGGTAGTAATCATCGCTACGCGGATCAACACCAGACCGGACTAGCTTTTCATGCAGGCCAAGGGCGGAGGCAGTCATCTCCGGATCAGAACCAAACCAAGTGTTGTTTTCCCGCCATTTAGTGGCTTTAGGATCAACAACTTGTGGCGCTGCTTGCACCTGTTGAT